GTTTACATAGCGGTTAGCGCCGGCCAAGATTCCGTTTGCGCTCGCTGCCCCGGCAAGCATAGGCTTTTGCTTAGGTTAAACGCCCCACAGGATGACCTATACCGCCAACATTACGTCCCCCAGCAACACGAGCGGCTGCAGCCAGCCTTAACGAGGCGTTCTTTTAAATTGGTTCAATCAAGGTCGGCGGCGCGATCTCGAAGCCGCGCATAGAATTTCGGTTGGCTATCCTTCCCGGAATGACTGTGGGGCGATCATTGGTTGAGGTAACCTCGGGATCGGGGCCAATTAAAATGAAAGCCTTTAATGCCGTGACGCTTTATGATCCTTCAGAACACAAACTACAAAGCAAGCTGGTAGATATACTGCCGGGTTTGATGAAGCCGGGCGTTGTCTGCATGGCAATTGCAAACGGTAGCTTACGTCATCCGCGCGTTGCTATAAAACTAAAAGATGAAGGTGTTTTACCAGGAGCACCAGATCTTGTTTTCGTAATGAAAGGTGGACGAGTCGCATGGCTCGAAATGAAAAAAGGTAAAGGTCGATCTTCAGATGTTCAACTCGGTTTTCACGCTCGCCTTAAACGATTAGGACATTCGATTGGAGTCGCTCATAGCATAGAAGAAGCACTGGATTATCTCAAGAAAACTGGAGTGCTTCGATGACCGCAAACATATCAATTTATGTTAAAGACCTAACTGGAAAACGACGTAAGGCATCGCGATGAAAGATCCGGTTCAACAAGCCGCCGATTATATCCAAACTGAAACCGACAAGTTCGGTACAACGATTTCGTCTGACATCTGTTTGAATATTGCCAAACACTTGCATCGCCTTTGGAGTGGCGAACCCGAAATAAAACATTCGGTCAATGTCGCGCAACAACTTCGGCCACGCTATGAGGGTGAAGCTAAATCCTACGAAGGCGAATCATGGGATTAACAACAATGACTAGTCTATTCCTTTGCCGGCTCGCCTTGGCTTACCAGCGCGCGTTATCGCAGGATGTGCCGCCGCATCAGATCGACATCATTATGCGGTTGCGAGCTTGGGACTGGTGGTCGAAAGCCCAGCAACTTGGAATCGTGCTGCAATGATCAAGCCTGACCTGTTTGAATCATTCGGCGAGTCGCTGATTGCCAAACCGGTCAAGCGTATGCGCGAAGCTGAAGCCCGGCGCGAAGCGGCCAAGGCAGCACGTGCGCCGATGGTCAAGCGCGGGTTAGAGAAAGAGCAAATTGAAAAAACCAAGCAGTTGATTCGGTATCGACAATGGAAAGCAGAGGTGCGCGAAGGCATGACACGCGGCGACTATGGAATTGAGATTATCGAATTGCTCAAACATATACGACGTCCAACCAAGGCAGGAGGCATGGTTGACTACGTGTTAAAGGCCAAATGGCTGCTCAAGTGTTCAGTCGATGTGCGCAGCACGCTGCTGGGATATATCGACCACGCCATGGTGCGGCATAACATTCGCAACGGCTATCCGCCGTTTATGGACGCGTTGCCGGGCGAGCCACCTACCGATTTCCTGATCATACGAAAACACTTAACGGGAGTTTAAAATGGCACCTGAGATAAAAGATATATGGGAAAAATGGTGCCAGGAAGCCGCCGCCAACGCCAACATAACGGTAGAAGAATTAAAGGCCAAACTAGACGCTGGCGAAGGCTATCTTGATATCAAAGCTACTGTAACTCTGCAACCAACAAAAACTGGGAGGATAAAATGAGAATCACGCTTTGTGGAAGCACGCGCTTTGAACCTTTATTCCACGAGTGGAATCACAAGCTGGCCGTTGCCGGTCACACAGTCTATAGCCTATCACTGTTTGGCCGTGAGGCCAGCGACGCCAACAAGGACGACAAGAAAACGATTACCGAACAAGAAAAGATCACGCTTGATCTAGTTCACCTCGACAAGATCCTGAACTCCGATGCGATCGTTGTCATCAATCCATCTGATTATGTCGGATTTTCGACGACGCGTGAAATCCAGTGGGCGCGAATGAAAGGCAAATTAGTGTTTTGGCTTGAGGTCCCCAACCCCGACGAGGAAGATGCCATCGAACTCTTGACTTGGAACGCGTCATGCTAGCCGAGGCATACGAACAATTCTACCATACGCTCGAAAGGGATATGGGCGATCGCTCTAAGACGGTCGGAGCATCCGAGATAGGTTTGTGCGCACGGCAAACTTTCTGGGTCAAGAACAAAGGCACGCGCAAAGGCGTCGATGAGGACGACGATTATGAGCACGACTGGGGGGCCAGGATACGCGGAACGATAATGGAGCAGGCGTTCTGGGAGCCGGCGCTGCGCGCCAAGTATGGCGTTAACCTATTGTATGCCGGCAAGCAGCAACGCACATTCGTCAAGGGATATCTATCGGCAACCCCTGACGGTTTGCTGATCAATCAGCCTTACGATGCGTTGAAAGATCTCGGTGTAAAAAGCATCAGGACCGATTGCTTTACCGTCGAAGGAAAAACAATCGATCCGCGAACCAATCTGGTCGAGGCCAAGGAAACCAATATCTACCAGATCAATACCCAGCTTGGTTTATTTCGTGAATGCACACCGCACAAGCCCGAATACGGTTTGCTGACCTACACCGATGCGTCTTTCTGGTCGGAAACCGACGAATTCCCGGTCAAGTTCGATCCGTTCATGTACGACGCCGCGCACACTCGTGCTGCCGACATCATGACTGCCAAGCACGGCAAGGACCTGGCACCCGAGGGATGGATCTCGGGCGGCAAGGAATGCAGCTTCTGTCCATTCGTCAAGGCATGTGGTGTCGAACGCCGTGGCGTGCCATGTGGACAAAAAACCGCCAGCCCGCAATTTGCCGCCGAGATGGAAGATACCGCCAAAGCGTACAACAAGATCAAATTGAGCTTGGCCAAACAGGAAGCCCAGCTCAAGACCATCGAAGTCGACATCAAGGACCGCCTAAGACAAAAAGGCGTGCGGCGAATCCCCAACGTGGTCAACTGGTACAATGTGGCCGCGCCAGTGCGCTACAAGAATAAAGATATCCGCCAAGCCTTTATTGAAGCTGGCGGAGATATTGAGGAATTTACGAGCTTCGGAGAACCCTCTGATCGGCTCGTAATAGCTGCGACCCCCGCAGCGAGCCGCGTGGTCAAGGCCGACATGCGCAAGCGTGGCCGGCTGCGAACAACCACACGGCCTAACCGTGCCAAGGCCAAAAAGGCCAAGGCAAAAAGCAAAAACGTAAAAGGAAAAGAGAAACATGGCTAAGAAATCTGAAACGATCAATCACGAATCTGAAATCCAAAACGATCCCATCAGCTCTGGCGTCGGCATCGGCGGTGCTGCGTCGTCCGACTTCCCGGCCGATAAGGTACCAACCGCGTCGGCAGCACATGCGCCAGGCACGGTCGAGCCCATGCCTGAAAAGGATGTTTTTGAAGAATACGGTGAATCGATCAGTTCGCGCAATATCATCGGCCAGCTGCTCAGGTTCAACAAAGGTGATTGGGTGTACGGTCAAGAAGACAGTGAGTTCGACGTCGGCAAGCGAATGATTGTCAATATGGATCAGTTGCTGCTGGGTTGGATTCGCTGGGAGGAGCAACGCCCAGAAGAACAGCGCATGGGATTGCTGGTCGATGGCTTCAAGCCACCGGCACGAGACACGCTTGGTTTCGGTTACGAGCCTGGTGATGTTGATCCATCTGATACATCGGAGTGGGAGCTTGATGCCACTTCACATCAGCCGCGTGATCCGTGGTCGTTTACCTATTACCTGGTCATGAAAGATCCAGAAAACGAGGACGAGGTCGAAAACACTTTCACATTCACCACGGCCTCGACCGGAGGCAGGACCGCCATCGGCGATCTGTGCAAGGTCTATGGTCGCAAGCGACGCGAAGGCTACAAGGATTATTACCCAATCGTCGCCCTCAAGATAGGCTCCTACAAGCACAGCAATCCGCAATTCGGCAAGATCAAGGTGCCTGTGCTCCCGGTAGTGGGATGGGTGGCCAAGACCGCGTTCGGTGAGTTGCCGGCGCCGGTTGACGCTACGCGGCAAATTGCGCAGAACAAAAAAGAAGAAGATATTCCCTTCTAAGGTCGGTTTACTGTTGCCCTGCCCCGGTGTGAAATCGGGGTGGGGATTTTTAACTCCATGGGGAACACCATGACCGATATCATCAAACCAATCGAAACGGTTTACAAAGGATATCGATTTCGATCGCGGCTAGAAGCGCGATGGGCGGTGTTTTTTGATGCGCTTGGTCTTGTTTGGCAATACGAGAGTGAAGGATATCAATTACCGAATGGATGGTATTTGCCAGATTTTCGCGTTAAAACTTTTGATCAATACTATGCTTGGAGTTTTTTCGAAATAAAGCCTTTAAACAATTATAAAAAAGAACGATATACACTTTTACCAAACCACGTAAAAATCTATTCAATGAAATCTCAAGATTTTGATAAAACGGAACGTTTGTGTAATGATTTAGCTGAGATGAACAAAAAACCAGTCTATAATTATGTACGGTGATCCGATGGATAGTGTTGGTCACGTTTTTTTCTGGAAAGGTAAAAACAATCATAATCCTCCAATAAATTTTTTGACATTCCATACAATGAAAACAGTATTAGGTGATAATCGAATTGAAATCTTTAACCAAGCTCTCATAAAAGCACGTCAAGCCCGATTCGAACATGGGGAAACACCGTGACTACTAATCCATGCCTGGCTGCCGCTCTAGCCTATGCCAGCAAACTAGAGTTGTTTATATTTCCTGCCAAGCCAGGTGAAAAGAAATCACGCGTCTCAAAACAATATCGTGCGGACGGCAAGAATTGGGGCATGACCTACAATCCCGAGACCATCAAAAACTATTGGCGCAAATGGCCTGACTCCAATGTCTGCATCGTCACCGGTGAAATCAATAATTTGTTTGTTGTTGAGACGGATACTACCGAAGGCCATGAAGCGGACGGCGAAGCATCACTCAAGGCTTTAATCGCAGCCAACAATGGCGACTGGCACGAAACCAAAAAAGCTCGCAGTCCTACAGGATCGATTCATTATTATTTCGAGTGGCCCGCCGGCAACGTCAACATCATCAACAGCGCTGGCAAGCTTGGCCCAGGAATTGACGTTCGCGGCAACGGCGGCATGGTCGTCGCACCTCCGAGTATCCGGTCATTAGAAGATCCACGTCAATACGAATGGATCAACCTGGAACAAACGATCGCCAAGGCTCCCGCATGGCTGGTCAACAAGCTTGCAGAAAAAATCGAGGACCGTCCCAATATTGATCCGGAAGAAAAAGACTTTGCTAAAGTCATCAAAGCCATGTCACTTATTCCCAACAAGCCAAACACGGTTTGGGAAGTAACGAGTCGTAAAACTGGCGAAGTAGAAACACGCGAAGGATGGGATGGCTGGAATACCATTGGCATGGCCTTGCACCGCGCCACTGGCGGATCTGACGCCGGCTTCAAGTTATTTGATGAATGGTGCAAACAAAATTCCGTCAAGTACAAGAACGGAAAATATATTCGATACTCGTGGTATGGACGCTGGATCAAGAGTCCGCCCAAACGCATCGGCGCAAGAACCTTGTATGCCATAGCCGACGATTTTGAACCAAAATGGGAAGAGGTATGGAATTTCGAACACCACGAGGAACGCACCGAGCAACGCATCGAGACCGCCAAAGCCACCAGCAAATACGAAATCAAGCTGCGTGAATCGACCTACGACGAAGTCAATGAGACTGAAGAATATCTGATTGCGGCCGGCGCAGGAATCTACGTCTATGGTACACGACTGGTGCGGCCCATTACTATCCAGGTTGAGGCCGTGCAAGGCAAGCTGACAAAGATCGCGCAGCTTCATGATGTTACCCCGCATTGGCTGCAACAAACCGCTGCCAAGATTATCCGATATTTCAAGTATGATGTGCGCGCCAAGAAATGGCACGCCTGCAAACCACCGATGGATATTTTCAACAAGCTGCTCGACAATGTTGGCGAATGGTCATTCCCTGAAATTACGGGCGTCATCTCAACTCCGACCATGCGCCCCGATGGTTCGGTGTTATCAAATCCCGGTTATGACGCCGCTACACGCCTGCTCCTAATCAACCCACCGCAATTGCCAAATCTCAAAGACAACCCAACACGTGACGATGGGTTACACTCATTGGCCATATTAGAGGATTTACTCACTGAATTTCCATTTGATGATGACGTGTCAAAAGCCGTGGCGTTATCGGCGATCATTACGCCTGTAGTGCGCGGCGCGTTTCCGGTTGCACCGATGCACGT